CTTTTCATCCTCGATTGCGGCTTTGACTCCATCAACGGCGAGCTTGACCGCGTAGGCTCCTGCGGCGGCTGCGGCTGCGGCGAATGCCAGGGCTGCCTTCTTGCCAAACTCAGCGACCTTGTTGCCGAAGGTCTGAACTTCCTTCTCACCCTGACCGAGTTGCTTTTTGAGGTTATCGACATCGGCAAGGATGGAAAGTTTCAGCGTGCGAAATTCAGCCATTTCAAGTCCACTTCTTCAAAATGCGATCAAAGGCTTCGACCCATTGGGCGACTAATTGAGGCTGAATGCGACGGAGTGTCGGATAGATGAAATATCCAGCGTTACCACGCCCCGAGGATCTCGGAGTGCGCTTTGGAAACTGTGTGAATCGATTAGAACCGAACTCAAAACCACGCCATAGTTCTTTCGTCGTGCCACCACCGCTAAAACGCTGAGAGGCGAACCCATAAGAGAATTCACCGACTTTGGAGGTTCTGCTAACGCGCACACCATCCGCGATTCGCCGAACCGCGACCGGATTGACTGTGCGAGTGAGCGCGGCTTTCCTGACTTCCTGCGCCGCATATTGCGCCAGCTCATAACCCATTTTCTTGGCTTCGTCGGTTGCTTGTTCGTCCATCGCTTTGAATGCGCCTATGACCGAACGCAGTTCCTTCTTGTCGAAGGCTAAGGCTGGCTCGGTCACTTGCGCTCCTTCAATACTTCGAGAGCGGTCAGGATGTCTGATGCATCCGTCCACTCACTCATCGGAATTCTGGTCGCTATCGCCAATTCGACGATGAGCCGGCTCAGGCTTCCGGTTGGGTGACTTTTGGGTCGGACTCACCTGCCGCAACGTCCTCAACCGTGAGGCTCCAGACGTCAAAAGGTTTCACCGGTAGTCCTGCCGCTTGACGCTTGTGAGCGTGATACGCGAGGAACATAAGATCCCAAATGCCGATATTTCCTTCGGCGTGCGTGATCTTGTTGCCGGTTTCCCTTTCCCACTTAGCCCACTCCGGCGGTTGCGCGGTGTAGGTTTCAATAGATCCCGAGGTGTATGTAATTGTTATTGGTAGTTTCATATCCCGATTCTCCGATTAGCTAAAGGACTCAGCCGGAACGCCGATGACCTGGAACTCAAATGTTACTGTCTGCGCATCGTTTCCGCTTCCACCTGCTGACGGCCATGCTGGAAGAATCTGGAAAGTAAAGACCGCGCCTGATGCTGCGGTGAACACGGTGCTGATTCCGGTGTTTGGTGCTGACTCAGCGACGCCCCAAAGGATCTCGCAAAGCGAGCCGGTAGCACCCCAATCAGCGAGCATTTCCACCGAGAAGGTGAAATTGTTATCGAGCACTTTGTAGGCTTTGCCATCAAGTGTCTCGTAGGTTTCGCGAACCATCTCGCCGCTTAGAACGGCTGAGGTCGCCTGAGCGTCGAAATTGTTACCACCGATAGTGAAGGTAACATCGCGACCGGTAATTACGGCGGTAGGCATTTCTGCTCCTTAGTTTTGGAAATAGGTTGAAACCCGAATATCAGCGACGAGCTGATTTGCGGATCCCACCTGTGTGACTGTTGGTCGGTTGACCTCTCCGACGATATAGCCGGAAGGCAGATTCGTCAGAACGCTAGTTATGAGTTGTTCCAGGTTATCGAGTGCGGCTGCGTTGCTTGCATAGTTGACGCCCACGGCGAGAACCATATTGACGCGTAATCTTAGGGTTGCTTTGCCGATTGTTTCGATTTCCAAATATGGATCATCGGGAACGAATGAAACGTGAGGAACCTGTGGAGCCTCGGGAACGTGGTCGTAGATATTGGCAGGAACCGCAGCGAGCGAGGATTTGAGCGCGGCGCGAACCTCGGTCGCGATGGTCATAGCGCGATCGACTCCTGGTCGATGTGCTTACCCAGAAGCCCTGAAACGCGATTGAATAGGCTGCGTCCGAGTCGGAATGGCGTGACCTGGAAATCGACGCCTTCAATCTGACCGCCTACTGCGCTGCGTGATTGGAAAACCTCGGTGGCAACCGCTAGAACCGCCGACTCAACCTCTGGAACGCCTACGTAGGTGCTCGCGCCACTCAGGGTCGCAGTTCCAGCCGGAATTAGGTTCTTTTTTGCGATGTCGGCATTAGTGATCGCCACACGGAAGGTCGTATCGCTAAGACCGTCTGCGAGAACGGTATGAGTGCCGTTGAAAGGTGAGCCGGCATTCGCGACCACGACGCTTTGACCTTCGTTGAATACCTGAACGGCATCGAAGGTGAAGATTGCTTGGTTACTTTGAAGCTCCACCGAACGAATCGGGCTGGAATAACGAACGAGCATCGGAAGCACGACATTCTCAGCCGTGTCGATGACGTCGTTCAAAATTGTGTCCGAATAAAGGGCAGACGAAACACCCAAAACCGCACGAAGTTCATTTGCGGTGATGATTGTCGGCATGTCTACTCCTTTCGATTAGGGATCCTGGGCTGGCTCGGGATCACACCAGCCCAGGACTATCAGTTACTACGCTACGGTGATATTACGGAACGCAGTTGCATACTTGCGTGCGCATGCGACGTAACCGTAAACGCCGACCTCATATTGTGCATTTGCAACAACGTTGGATCGGATTTGGACTGCTGGTGAACGATAGAACGTTGCTGCGTCAGACGCATAAACAACACCCTTCACACCGGTTCCGGTGTCGATGTTTGGATCAACAACGAGTCCGAGTCCTGCGATGGTTCCAGCGGTCGAGCCCTGAGTCATAAGACCGGCTGCGTTGCTTGGTGCGGCTGCTGCGAAGAGCGGACGTCCATCGAGGTCAACTGCTGCCAAGAGCTCGGCGAAGTTGCCGGTGTCTGCGAGGAAGCGGTTTGGTGTACGACGAAGCACGCCGTAAGCGTCTGCGATACCGTCTGCGATACCTGCGTAAAGTGTCGCGCCGGATGAGGAACCAGGTGCTCCGAGTGCGATGCTGAACGCATAAGCGTCAGCCTTCTGAGCCCAGGATGCAGCGAGCTCGCGAAGCAAAACATCGACATAGCTTGGGTCGCTTCGCTCGATGAGTTCGGCGTTGATGATGTTTGCGCCACCGATTTTTACCACGTCGATTTCGAGCGATGTGATGGTGGTGTCTGTTGAATCAAGCTCGACACCTTCAGCAGTCACGGCGGTAGTTGCCTGCACGCCGATGACCGGACGATAGAACTTCATGCCAGATGCTGGAAGCGTTCCCTGCTCCAAAGAATCAGCGAATGGCATTGAGTCATCGATAATGCCGATGAGATCGCGAAGATATGTCGGTGGAACTACGCCGATGTTCTCGGAAGTAGTTGCGACGTCCAAAGCTGCGACGAGATCGCGAGCGTCGGAATCGCCTTGCGCTGCGCGGATTTGCGCGAGTGCGAACTGTCCTGCGGTGACGTTGAGATTCACGCGAGGAGTGGTGAACATAGGTGCAGACTTAGCCTGAACCTCTGCCACCGGTGCTTCTACCGTTTCGACGGCAGGAGCTGGAACGGTAGTGTCGGACACTTGTTCTCCTTGTGTTGTTGGTTGATCCTCAGAAGCGGATGCTTCTTCGGAAACTTGTTCGTCGCTTGCTGCGACCTCAGCGACTCGCGCTGAATCGATTGCTGGTTCTGTGACCAGGCTGACTTCGATAAGTTTTGCGGATGTAATGACCATTGCGCCGTCTTCACTTGCCCATTCGTTGAGCTTGACGCCTACTGAAAAGCCATCGCGCAATCCTTCGGCTGCTTCTACCAAAGCGTCGGAAGCGACGGTCGTGTTTGCGAGTTTGAACTTGGCTTCGATGCCGGTGTCGGTGACTTCTGCGCTGAGCATTTTGCCGATTGGCTTGCTCATCTCATGCTCCAGCAAAAGCTTTACATTCTTGCCAAACTGAATCGAGTTCTCGCTGAAAATGGTGCGACCGGCTGAGGTGTTGCCTTCCTCGCCCCATGTAACGATGCGACCGGTGAGCGTGCGCGACTCGACGTCTGCCGCCGTGATGGTCATTGGGAAATTGATCTTCATCCTAAGAGATCCTCTGCTTTCCTGACTTCCTCCACGGTCATCGCTCCGATGCCGGTGAGAATCTGATAAATCTGTGCTCGCTCCAAAGGATTTCCACGAAGGAAGTCGTCAAGGTCGAAGCGAACGTGGGTTCCTGCCGGTGTGAAATCGTCCATCGAAAGACGCGACTCAATAGCGGTCAAAAGCGGACGAAGTGAGAAATCAATCAAGGATCGACGCTCGTTGGTTGCGTTCGAATACGTCATCGATGTCGTTTCTGCACCGAGGAAATATGCTGGGATTCCGCATTGACGCGAAAGCTCTAGCGCGATGTATTGGCGAGCCTCGGAAAGTTGAAGCGACTTAGGATCAAAGCCCAAAGCCTGCAATTCGACGTCAGCATTCAGGAAAGCGGTTGCGCGATTTTGACGACTAACTCGCCATGATTCCAAAAGCGATTTGATGCGCTCGGAAGGTAGGTTCGTGCCGGTCGATTTGAGAACCATCGTTGGAAGCGGTTCTTTTGCATAAAGTTCGGCAGCCTTTTCTAATTCAATCGCTGCTCTGATAGTGCGACCGGCACGATTCAATAATCCAGAGTCTGCAAGGTTGAAGAATGGAATGATGGAACCGACACCGCTCGCAGGTGCTTCGTATCCGTTGATCGTGTAACCCAAAATCTCGGTTCCGAGCGGATTAGTTCGCATTGTGACCCATTGAGGATCAAGACGTGTCCATCGACGAATGCGACCGCCATCCGAAGCAGCATACATTTCTAGGACTTGACCGTAGGCAACGCCATATAACCAAAGATCTTGCGCAAGGTATCCGTAAATCAAAGACGCAGGAACGCGAGGATCTGGCTGACGAAATGATCGCTCAACCGGAATGCGCTGACCTGTTGCGTCATTGAATTTTTCAATCGGTAACGAACCAATAGTCGACGTGATGATTCCGTTAGCGCGTGCAACTGCTGGAACGCTCAAAGCGGAAAGTCGAGGAACGCTGATAACACCGCCTGCGATATTGAGTGCGGTCTGATTGACGTAAAGCGGTGCGAGAGAAGCTGCAACGTCAACAACGTCGTCAGCTTGTTTTGGAGTGCCGAATAAATCGGATAAGACGCCCATTGATGGATAATTCTAGCACGAAAGACCGTCTAATAAACGAAACCGCCGGCGTCTAAAGACCGGCGGTCGCGTTTCCTGGAGTATGTGACTCCAGGAGCGGATCAAGCGCGTTCAGCCTACGACGATGTCGATCCCGTCGTCAACCCGAGTCGCGAAATGCGTGACCAGGGCTGAAGCAACGGCAGCGCAGACGGTTGCGCTGGATGCCCGACGACCGATAACCCATGAACTATCACCACGTTGATATTTCACGGCTGAAAGCACTTGCTTGGTGAATTCCTCTTGACCTGAGTGCCTGAACCTGCCTGAATTGATGGCTCCCGACCATTCGTCGCAGGCTTGCATGTAATCGTTGCCATCGACGTCATGAACCGGAATGCCTGCCGGGATGAGTCGAACCGCGATCGCGGATGCGGTTTGCTTCGAGTAAGCAAGCGTCTCGACCTGATATTTTCGAACCCAGGGCGCGATGTCGTTCGCCAGGGCTTTATCGTCGAGAGCCAAATCTGACTTCCATGTCTGCAATAGAACGACGCCAAATCGATCGCCGTCGAGCTTCTGCGCTGCAACCAAAGCCGCTTCCTGACGACTAGGACTAAGATCGATACCGAGCCAGGTGGTCTTTTGAAGATCAAGCACGATTTTCTCATCGCGGCAGGTTTCCCATTGGTCAGGGTCAACCGCACCATTCAAAGTCGTTACCCATTGGCAAAGCATTTCGGTTCGGATGGTGTCCGGTGGATCATTGAGAGCCATTTTGAGATTCTCGGGATGGATTGTGTAACCGAGCGATGGATTCGCCTGCGCCAAACCTTCCCACATTTTGAGCGATCCGTCGATGGGAGTGTCCGGATGTGCCGAATACTCCCACCAACCAATATCGTCACCCGAACCGCTCAGAGAGGCGAGAGCGCGATCGCGTAACGAATTCAGGATCACCGATGAGGCGTCACCGGCATTCGAGTAAATCCAAGTTTGCGGATTCCTTGCTGCCTGGAGCGTGTAGCGGATGGATGCCCAGGTTGCTTCGTTTTTATACTCGCGAAGCTCATCGAGGTGGATGGCTTCGGGCTTTGAGATTCCTCGGGTGGCGTTATTGCTCGCTCGGTAAATATACCGGGCTCCGTTCATGAATTGGATCTCTTGTTCGCCATTCGCCCAGCGAATTTTTTTCACTTCGCCGGCTAGCTTTGAGTTTTCGACTATATCGACCAGCCGTTTGAACGATTCTCTGGCGGTTGAGATGGTGTGAGCGGTTCCGATTTGCAGGTCGTCTCCGTAAAGCATGGCTCCGGCAAGAATGCGAAGGATCATGAACGTGGTTTTGCCGGACTGTCTGGCTATGAGAAGCCCGTTCAACGGGTATGCCCAACGACCGTTTTCTTTGACCTTCAGGCTATTGATGGCTACGAATTCCTGCCAGGGAAGCAAAGGGAAGCCGATTTCGCGGCAAAAGTCGATCATTTCCTGACCGCGAGAAGGTAAATCGTTCAGTTTTGAGTGAATACGAGGCTCAGTAACACCCCTTATTTCCGATATGAGCCGATCACTCACGATGCTTCCTCATTTCGGTCTACCGACCCAGATTCGTCGCCGTAGTGGACGATTGTGCCCGTTTGAGAGGTAAAAGAGTCCAGGGGGGTCGATGTCCTTCTC